CACGCACAAGAGGGTCTTCATCAATTAGGCATAATTTCCAATGTTCTTTTCGCACTTCGCTTTCTACAATGTCAAATGGTGTATTTGTTAAGCAATAAACCAATTCAGCTTGTTTATGTCCAGTCAACATCATATAGCCTTGTAACTGCCAATAGTAAGATTTATTTTTAAGTTCTTTGTCAAACATTGGAAACGTAGCACCAGACCAACTACATTTTATATCAGCAAGTAAAGTGTCATTAACCAAATCTGGTGTACCTACAACATAATCATTCTTAAACTTGTCTTCGTTCTTTAAAATCCAGTTCCAGTCTAATACTTCACTTGCTAACTCAATTGCTATATCTTCGTTTTGGTTTCCTTTGTCTGTATAGCGTGAACTAAATTCTTTGTAGATACCTAGTTCTTTCTCTCTGAACATATCTTCGATAAGCGTCTTTGCAGTAGCTGACAAAACCTCGCTTTTTGTACGAGATTCTGTCATTAAATTGCCTAATTGCGAACATCTAAATAGTAAACTCATATTTGTGCAAGTTTTTGTACTTGATTATGTGTTAACTCAAATTGGCTTAAATCTTCTTTCTTTGCTAAACCTTTAATAATTGCATCAACTGCTTTGTCGAATCTTTCATCTGTGATTGTTTTAACTTTCTTTACTTGTTGACTATTATCTTTTGAGTCTGGGTCGCTTTCTGTTTCGTCAATTAAGAATAAACCATTTAAAGCGTATTTGCGTGCGTAACTTGAAGCCGTACCAGTACATTGTTCTGAAGACATTCCTTTATGGTCTCCCATTTCTGCAAATCCATTAATATTGATTCTATCTACTTTGCCATCTTCATTGTAAGAAATCAATTCAGCACTTGCTTTTAAAAATAGTTTAGAACCAATCTCTACAATATCATCTGAAATTGTTAATACTGAATTATGCTTCAATAATACTGGCTTTAAAGATTCGAGTATTTGTTCTGCACTTCTGTACTTGTACTTTCCAAATGCGTTGAAAGAACCTTTTGGGCATTTTAATTCTGCTTGAATGTTAATTAAATTTTTCATTTTCTTAGTTTTAAATTGTTAATAATTTCTGTAAATATAAACATTATTCTTTAATTGATAACTTTTTAATCAATTTATTTTTTACCTCCCAAAACTGATGTATGTTATTAGCGTCTAAAATATCCAGTTCAATATCTGTTAACTGCAATTTTGATTCTGGTTCAATATCACAAATAGCTAAATTTAACTCTTGTTCAATTTGTGTGTTTAGTTCTTGAAAATCTTGATACTTTATATTTGTAGTGTAACATCTCAATCCGTGCAATATCGTTGCGTGATTCTTGTTAAATAGTTTACCTATTTGTGCTAAAGTCCATTTGTCATTGCGAAGTTGCGTGTACATTATTGAACGGATATATACTAATACTCTTGCTCTGTTTGGTGTTGCTAATTGGTATCTTTCAATTACCTCGTTTACGTTTTCTATTTTCATTTTATTGATTATATGTTTCATTGTAATATTGTTCTGCCGTCATCATTGAGATGTGGCTTGTTTGATAGGCATCTTTAATTTGTTGCTCAAACATTTCATTGGCTCTTTTAATACAATCTTCATCTCTTGATATTTTAATACCAGCTAATTTTTCAATTTCTTGTATTGCATATTCTACTGCTGATTGTTTCATTTTAAATCTTGTTTTAATCGTTCTAAATAAAGTATACCATCCATTAACTCATCTTGTGCGTGTTCAATCCAATCAAGCGTGCTTAAATCGGTTCTTTCAAGTGTTACTCCGTACTTCTTTAAACCATCGTCTGCACGTTGCTCAAACTTCTTGATTACGTTTAATACTATTCTATCTATTTTCATAACTTTAAATATATTTTACAATTTCTTGTGTTTATGTAAATTGTATTTGTTTTTAAATTTTGTCTTCATCCCATTCTTCTACTTCTCCGCTTCCTTCGCATTCTGGACATTCAATCACTTCTGTACATCCACCGCAACAATTCCAAGCTGGTTGAAAGCAATCAGTAGATACTTCGATTCTACCTTTGCCTTCGCATTGTTTACATTCTACTTCAATCATACTGCTAATATTTCGGTTAATACTTTGATATAAGCTTGTTCAATTCTTTCAAGTCCACGTTTGCAAGTGTCGATTCTGTTTAAGTGCTTTGTTTTTAAATCTTCAAATAAATCTAAAGACTTTGTGAATGATTCAAGTTGCCAAATTCTGTAATTCATTTCTTTGTGCAATTCAAATAAATCATTTGATTTTTCGTGTAGTTTATAGTTCATCGTTTCTCGTTTAAATTGTTTAACTTAATTTCTCTAATTCTGTTTAATCGTTGCTCATCAAACGTTGTAAAAAATTGCTTTCTGATTACATCGTTAATGTGGTTAACTTTTGGTATGTACTCATTCTCAATTTGAGTCGGTACATAGTTAGGGTTAAAAGTGTTGTGTAATGTTTTCATTGTTTAAAATTTAAAAGTTTTGACAAATCTACATATAATGTTTATATATACAATACTTTTTAACAATTATTTTTAGTTTCTCAATGTTTACAATACTTTCAGAGCATAAAAAAAGTGGAGATTTCTCCCCACTTCTAACAATTAAACTAAAAAACTATGAAAATCAGCAAACAGAAAAGCAGATTTATTGCAAATATACTATAAATTCATTAAACAATTAATACTTGTTTCACCATTTATTATTACTGCACAACCTATTGCAGGTTTTTTACCTGATTTAGCATAAGCCATAGCGTATGATTCGTGGTCTATACCACAACCTACTTGTGTTCCAAATATCCTAAAATTAGCACCAACAAACCATTCAGTATAACATTGCGTGTGCAAGTGGCCTTGTACGGTACTCATCATATCTGCCCTACATTTAGCCTTTGCAGTTCCTGCTTCTCCGTGTATATATTGTACATTATCTATAACCACACGTTCTGTAAAATTCCATTGTGGTACTTCTAATACTTCTTTATATGATTTAATCCACTTTCTCGGTACGGCAGATGTTTGTGCTTTTCGCATAATCAATCTATCGTGGTTGCCAATTGTAACATCTGCTACTGGAAATGCTTTATACCATTTTGCTAATCTTTCAATCGCTAAGTCTAACTCTTGACCACCTGATAAACCATCTACATCTGTTTCGTGGTAGCTTGAATAGTGGTTATCTATTACATCACCAATAAAAACTACTTTGTTGCAGTTGTATTTTTTGTATTGTTCCTGGCAAAACTCTAAATAACCATCCAGGCAAAATGGTTCGTGCAAATCTCCAATTACTAAAACTCTATTTTCGTTGTCATTTCTGTGCTTTAAAATTAGATTGTATTCTTCAGCAGATAATCTTGGTCTGTATTGCTCCATAAATAAAATTTAAGTAAATAAAAAAACCACTATTAAAGTGGCTTGTAAGGTATGTATTGCGTTTTACCACCGATTATAATTGCTCTTAACGCTTGTTTTCTGTTGTTACCTTTACGATACGATATGTGAAACCAATTAGCGTGTGTATCGTTTCCAAATTCATAGATAGCTTGGTCAAATTCTACGTTTTTAAGAATCCAATCAAACAATTTTCTATTTGTTAATTCCAAATCAAACGCTTCGCCTTTTGTATGTTGGCTACCAGACGCACCGCCTATCAACTTATTAAGTTGCTCGCATCTAAATCCACTACTTATTTTAATCGGTACGTTTAAATGCTTTCTAAGTGGCTCAAATACATTCTCGCATAGTTGCATAGCTTTGTCGATTGCTATTAAACCCATTGAATTATTAATTCCTTTTTTAATTGCAGTTGGAGAATAGCAAAATTCTTCCATTGTAACGTGTTTACTTAAAGTTTTCATAGTATTTTTGGCTTAAAGATAAAACTAATTATCGTAATGCAAATTAATCCGATAACAATTAATAAAAGCGTGTACGGAAACGGCTTAGTTTTAGTTCTATATTCTTTGCGAACTTTGATTTTTTCGAGTCTTAACGTATCTCGTTTAAGTTTATATTCTATTCGTGTCTCAAACCTTGTTTTAGGTACATATAAACGCTTGTAACGAATGATTGTATCTTTAGTGGTAAGAAACTTCTCAAAGTAAAAAGTATCGTTTAAAACTACTTTAAATGAATCTATTGAAGTTATGCGGATGGTATCGCTTTCTTGCTCCAACTTTGCACCTTTTTTATATGCTCTGTTAATATGCCATTTAGCAGAACACGAAGTAAAATAAAATACAAGGTAAATAGATATTAACCATAAGATTAACATCGAAAATAAATGTTTAAAGTCTATTTTCATACTCCTCTTTTAATGAATAATATTTTTTCTCCCACGTTCGCAATTCTTTTCGTAGTTTGTCGTTTTCAATACGCAATTGTTGAACTTCATCTTTTAAAGATTGCATCTCCTGTTTCATATCTACGTAACGCTGCTCTATATCTTTAACGAAATTATCATAAACAACTTGCATAGAAGATACTGCGTCTGAACTTGCTTTTTTTTCTTCGATGCGTTTCATTCTCTTACCGCTAAAATAAGCGACAACAATTCCAACTACTCCAGTCATTGCTTCCCAATGGTTTAATAAATTCTTAATCATTACTTTTTTCTTTTTTTAGGTATTGTGCAACTGTGAAAATTGTAACAAACCAAAGGTCGTTAAGCGTGTAAGTGGTTTCTTGTCTAAATAGTAAAACGTAGATGTTATTTACTACCATTGAATTAAATAGTTTTTCTACAAAGTTATTTTCAGACTTGTATTTGATAGATATAATAATAATAAGTGAAAGAATAGAATTATTCAACCCCCACCATTTATACGTATCATTTTTAAAAAACAATTCGCATATTTGAAAGTTACCAAAATAAAGTAACAATATTAATATACCTATTGCTTTATTCAACGTGGCGGTTTTATGTATGGTCTATTAGGATTTTTAGGGTCTGTATTTCGCAACGATAAACCATCGTTAAACATTTCTTTAATGCTTGGTAAAAAGATTGTTAGCAAAAGCCCTAATAACTTAATCCAGTTAATTAACGCTTCATTCATTCCTATACCTTTTAGCATTTCAAATTGTGTGTCTGCAATAGCGCATACTGCAATAACTAAAGGTAGGTACTTGATTAATTTTTTCATATAATTTGTGTTTGTGGTTTCGGATTATACACGCTTATAGGCAAATCATTAAGCCATAAAAAATCGTGGTTTGCTAAAAAGTTAATTTCTTCTTCAGATATTACCCATTTGTCGTTAGCATCTAAAATAGGGTTGAAATAACTATCAGGAGCGTATTGCTGCCCTACAAGTTGGTCTTTTTGTTCTACGGTTAAATATGCGATATTCATTATACTTGTCTATTTAAAGTTGTTTGAAAGGCTTGTACTCGTGTGTAAAGGTTTGATGCTTCTGTGTCTGTTAGTCCTTCTCCAATAGATGCAAATGCTTGTTGTTTATTACCATACTCCGCAGCCCAAACAAGTGCAAGAAGTGTAAAAGATGTTGGTGTTGGTGTTACTGAATTTTTGCTAAACGTTTCTAATAAATTACCATTTTTATATACGCTTTCTTGCGTTGAGTTTACTCTATTAAAACTAAACAAACCTAACGAAGATTGTGTATTTGTTGTTGCAGAAAATGAAGTGCTTTGATTTATTTTAAAATGTTGTTTATTAGATATATTTAAGTAACCGCTTAAATTTGGAGCGCCAAAATCAGATTGTCCAGTTATGCTATTTCTTGAATAAATATTAACTGAAACATTATTTTGTGATAAATTAGTTAAAGGATTAATAAAAGTATTTGCAAAACCATTAACTCCATTACCAACAACTCCATTTGCTGAATGCGTAACTCCTCCGCTAAAAGCTAATCTAAACGCAACATCTAAATCGCGTGCATCTTTCAAGTTGAATTTATGAGTTGTAGCAGTTCCACCTACAAATGGATAAATAGCTTTCATCTTATCCCATATACCATCTGTTTTTAAATCAGTAACCAAAGTATTTATAGCATCTTGAATTGTTGGGTCTGTTATTCCAGTAGCACTTAAAAAAGCAGTAGTATCCGCATCTTGTCGTGTTCCGTAAATTTCTGTATCTCCTGCAAGAGAAGTCTTTTGCACAATACCCCAACTAATAAGATTATTAAAAGCACCTCTACCCCAATTGATAACATTATTTATTACACCTAATCCCCAAACCGCCATTATACAAATCCTTTAAAGTTTCCGTACTTATCAATTATAATTTCTTTACCTCTTGAAATTATCGTACTCATATTATTAACCTCTAAATTCTCCTTTTGTTCTATTTTAGTTTGTAAAAAAGTCTCTAAGGCTTCTAATTCTTTGGCTTTCTCTTTTAACTCTTTGTCAAAATTACGCAGTTTAGAACGCATAAACTTTAGCTTGTCGATAGTTAGATTATTCTTCTCAATCAGAAAATTCATTTCGTCTTTAAACCCTTTTCGTTCTTGCGCTAATCTTTCTTTATCTGCTAATACTTCAAGCAAACGCTTTTCTACATCGTTTTTAATCGTTTTAACGTGCTTTCTTTCGTTTTCTACACTATCTATCGAACTATGCAAAATAAGTTCCTTAGATTCAAGATTTTTATTAAATTCGATTAACTCGCTTTCAATGTCGTTTAAACTTAATTCACGATTATTGAGAACACTCTCCCAATCTTGCAACTGAGAAAGTGTTTTACCGAAAAGATATTTCTTAATAAATTCTATCATTTTAATGCGAAAAATTGTGTTAAGGTTAACGGGTCTTTTTGCGTGTCAATTTTTAAGATTAACTCATCTAACTTGTCGTTATTTTCTTGAAGTTGTGGCGCATCTGTTGCTAATTGGATTTGATTACCAACGTAAAACGCTTGTTCGTATGTTCCTTTTAGCATTGAACTTCTACGGCGTACTCCTGAACTT